GCATGCCCGAAGACAAACCGTAGTAGTTACAACGAGAATAGCGCGGAGATGATACGGCCCATCATAGACAAACTCCTAGTGGAGACAAAAGATGTCTTTGTGCCGTGCGCCGATACAGGCTACAGCGCCGGTACGCTATACGTTAAACTAAACGACGGTCTACTGTGGCTCATGCACAACGACAAGAGCGAGCGTAACACAGACTACCGCTACCTACGCACACAAATATCCATGCGTAAGCTAACCGAAGGTGTTCTTATATACTTCAAGGAGGCTATACGCATGGTGCGCCAGAAAACGATAGACGGGCGCACGTTAAAAATTGCCACAAGTGATAGCATAAAGTGGCGGCACGACATCCTTACGTGGCTCCAGTCTGCACAAGACGGCGAGATATTCTCACGTAAGGACATAGGTATAACAGAAGCAGATAAGCAGTGGGTACACGATACGATAGCTACTCACGCGCCTGACGCAGAAGTTATTTTCACAGACACAAGCCTTCGTATGATACGTTAACATGGAATCAGATGTAATTGGCCCTTTGCTATACATAGGAGCCTTTATAATATTCTACTTACGATACACTAGAGCACAACGGTGACAATAGAAGAACTACTTAACTGCGACGTAACGTTGCTTGAGGCTATGACAGACGATGAGTTGTTAGGGCATTTCAAACCTTACCTTATCGTCTGTCAACCTCTGCTAGATGATAGCGTGATAGTAGTTAAAGGGCCGAAGCGAAAACGTAAGACAGCCATATCAACCAGAGAAAAGCGCACGCTAGAAGAACAGATGCGCGAGCTAGCTGACCTGCATAACGTAGAGTTAGACGACGGCGTAGATTTATTACCAGCAAACCTAAAATGATTACAACCTTGCACAAAACAAACGATGGCCGCTATATAGTTAAGCTAGACGCATCGCTCTACAGTCAGAGCGCGTGTCCACGGCGCTTGTGGTATCTAGGCGGCAGAGGATTACGGTACGATACGAAGTCACACAAGATGGAGTACGGTAGCGCTTTTCACAAGGCGTTACAGGAGTATTACACAACGGGCAACAGAAAGAAAGCTATCGCCGTTGCGATTGAGCATTACGAACAGCCAGACATCTACATACCTGACAACGACTTCCGTGACATAGGACATCTTGCTGCTACGTTACAGCAATACTTCATGACGTATGAGAAGCTGGATGGCCTCAAGCCTGACATGGGCGACGACGGCCCATTGCTAGAACAGCGCTTTGCCATCCCGTACGACACGGATGGCGAGAAGATTGACGTTGTGCTGTGTGGTACGATAGACATGATCGGCAGCTTCAACGGCATACCTGTGCTAGTAGACCACAAGACTACAGCACTCATGCAAGTCGATAAGTATCTTGACGGCTACCAGAACTCACCGCAGATGATGATGTACACTATGATACACAAGCACTTGTTCCCTGACGAGGACAGGGGTGTAGTTATCAACGGCATCTTCATATCACGTAGCGGCAAGAACAAGTTTCAGCGCTCGACGATTATCACATTCCCGCAGCACGTTATAACGGAGTTCGAGAATCACCTGCGAGAGACAGCACAGTTCTTTATGAGCGGTTTGCGCCGTGTGCTAGATGAGGGCGCTGTTGCAGAAGAGGTTTTCTTACCTAACTTCACTTGCTGCCAGACGAAGTTCGGTGAGTGCAACTTCTCGCCTGTCTGCACCACGCCCCGCGCGGATGATCGTGAGACTATCATAAGCTCGCTCTTCTCTACAACTAACACTTACGATCCACTGAACTTTCAGAAATGAACGATAAAGAAATAAAAATACGTGCGCTATCCGAGTTCACACGCGAAGCGCCGCGCAAGTTTGACGCAGGTTCTGCGGAACATAATCCAAAGGGCGATAAAGGTTTGTGGCGTATGAGTACGGCACAGCTAATTAACGCACAGAAAGAAGAACAGATAGATATGTGGCATTACACCGTCACGTTAGAACATAAGTTAAAAGAGCAAGACGCTCTTATACTACAACTACAACACACAATAGCAAACAAGCACAATGAATGACGAACAATCAAAAGAAGTAATACAAGCTATAAGTAACATAAGCGATACGCTAAATGTTAGCCTTAGCTGCATCCCTGAGCCATCACATGATCGTATCATACACTCTATAGATGGAGTGAGTGAAAGCCTAGAAAAGATTAACTCAACTTTGGAGCGTGTAATAAACACACTAGACTCAATAAACAATAGCATCTAAGCACTGGTAAGTCCACGTCGCTACGCAACCTGCCGCCAGATAAAACATATATAATAGATCTTGAGCGTAAGGGTATGCCCTTTCCCAAGAAGTTCCCGTACACAGCGCCCTGCTCAAGCACTACAGAGTTCGACGCTGCGTTAAAAGATGCCCTTGCAGACGAAAGCTGCGAGGTCATAGTCATCGAGTCATTCACAAAGTACGTTGAGATACTCCATACACTAGCAGACAAGTCTTTCAAAGGATTTGATATATGGAACTACTACAACCGTGAGATTCGCACTATGCTAGACAAGGTTAAGAACGATCACGCCGTTGTGATATTCACTGCAGTTGATGAGATAGTAGAGCTTGTGCAGCCTAGTGGCAATACGTTTAACGTGCGCCGCATTAAGGTGCAAGGCAAGCAACACGCCGGTAGCATAGAGAAGGAGTTCCTTATGGTACTGTTCACAGAGGTTAAGCGCGACAAAGAGGGCAACACACGCTACGTCTTCCAGACTAACAGCGACGGCATCACCTCCGCTAAAACCCCAATGGGTATGTTTCCTGAGTCATACATAGACAATGACGTTAACGCAGTCATAGAGGCTGCAAAAAACTACTACGACAAATGATAATGAACAAAGAACCGTGGCCAAAAGATGGGCTATACATCGACGAACTGATTAACACGCTCGTAAACTTCTACGAGAAGCCGGACAATTCACTAAATTCTTCTAGCGAGTGGAAAGAAAACTTGAAGAACAAACTGTTAAAGCTAAAGGAAGCAGCGGCCAACGCTAACGTAACAACGGTTGACGACTTGACGATGTACTTACATGAAAGATACTAAAATGATAGCTAACAAAGCAGAGTACGCAGAGTACAAGGACTTCATGACCCGCGTTTGCCGCATAGCAAACTCTGAAATTGACGACCTTGTTAAAACACTTGACGTTACAAAAGATCAAGCTATTGGGCTGTATCAGATTGTTCTGATAGACCGTATGATAGCTTCTGTAGCAAATACAATTTCCAATAATGATGGCGCATCAAATGCGTCGGCTGGCAAAATGGACTTGGCTAGCGGAAAGAAAGAAAAGAAGTCTTCAACATAAACTAAGAAGTCATGGCAATTATTAACCTAGACGAAATTGCAGATGGGGCGCGTCCTTATCTGAAGAAAGACACGTACTCCGCACGCATTATGAGCGCGGAGTTCACGACAAGCAAGGCCGGTGCGCCTATGATAATGATGCAATGGGAGTTAGTAGCTCCTGAATCCGTGGAAGACACAAAAGGCAATGCCGTACGTATTGCTGGTCTGCAATTCCGCGACTACCTCTCGTTCAGCGAGAAGGCTATAGAGATTACATTGCGCCGTATCAAAGGTTTGCACAAAGCGTTAAAACTCTCACCAGAGTTTGAAACAAACGCAAAAGAAGACGCACCACCAAGTGCGTGGAACCCCGACGTAGCTCAGTATGCTGGTTTAGCTGCTGACGTTACGATAGAAACTGACCAACAGGCACAGACAACTGAGGACGGCTCTCCCGTTCTCAATGGCGACGGCGACCCAGTTATGAATAATAACTACCGCCTTAAGCGCGTGTTGCGATTGAACGAAGAGCATACACTAGAGCCGGGAGGCTACTAAGATGTTTGTTGGGCGTAGTGGTACTCGGCAGCTATTAAGATGTTGCGGAAGTTTTATTTCATTACTTCTCATTGATCGCCACTACGCCCTCTTAATTCTGCTAGGCTAGGTAAACTGTTTCTCATGGTTTGCAGTTTTTAATACGGCTGGTTGTCCGTGACTAGCCTAGCACTTTTGTTTTAAAGGAGATGCCAGAAACCGTAAGATACGCACTAGCACAGTTGCCGTACAAGGGGCTTACTATAATACTAGGTAAGCCCTCGCGCTTTGATCGCGTGGAGTTACTTAGCGGTTACGCTGGACAGATTTTTAGTAACGCTCTCATGTTACCAAGACAGTCTTGTGATATAATGTTAGCTGACGCACTAGAAAACGGCGAGTGTAGCATACGGCCCAAAA